CTCCCGGTTCCACCAACAGGCGGGGTTCGTGGGGAAGCGGTTTCTTCCACTCTGGGACAACGCCATTCCCTACTGGTTCATCTGTGACGGGAGATCGGTTCGCATTGTCGCTAAGATCTCCACTCAATATGAACCTGCGGTCCTGGGCCTCCTCGACCCCTACTTCTCGCCGGACCAGTGGCCCTACCCAATGTGTGTGGGCGCCCCGATTGCTCTTGGCTCTCTTCCCTCCTGGGAAAACGTGGGCTTCCGGTGGTCGAACTCGACCGACCGGCACCGCGCGCCCACCCATGCCGACACCGGTGGCTTCACTTCGCCCTTCGACCCCGAGGAGTCGCAACTCGTAGTCCGGGATCTGAACGGGCTGTACGAGGCAGTCACGGGGACCGTCAACGACAGCATCGGGTCGTCGCCGACCAGCGTGCAGGCGATCATCTGGCCGACCCGCTGCGGTATGTCGAAGCTGGACCGCAACATCGACGGATCGGTGTCCATCTGGCCGGCGATGATCAGTCTGCCCGGCCCGAACCAGCCTGGGCAGCTCCCCGGCATGGGTCTGGTCACCGGCCAGGACGTGACTGCGGAAACCCAGGTCAAAAAGGGAGCCATCAACTGGCTCCTCATCCCCAACATCACCCGCGCCGACCGCGACGACTGGCTCGCGGTCGCGTTGGACTGACTGGAAGGAGTCACCCGATGCCCGCCGGATACTCGACCGGGGTCGCCTCTTCCCCCGTGAATCTCCTGCAGACACTGGTCACCTGGCTCGTCACCCAAGGCTTCACCCAGGAGCATTCCGCCTCCGAGGGGGGTGGCTGGGCGGCCGCGCTCTCCATGGGGGGGATCTACGCCGTGTTCCGCGCGGCCATGAATGAGGAGATCTGGCCGAAGGCAGCGGGCGGATCCCACGACTCGGGCACGGGCGGCTACGGGATCGGGTTCTATCTCGCCGATGGGTGGGACGGTGGTGAGAGCTGGTTCGAGCAGTCCGGTCGACCGGTGCGGAGTCCGGAGGGCAGCACCTGTGGGGTGGGCATGAACCTTCCGTCCGGCGCGATTGCCGGCTACCACTTCTTCCACGACGGCGACGGGAATGTGGTCGTGGTGGTCGAGCGCGAGCCGGGGGTGTTCGCCCACCTGGGATGGGGGCCGGATCTGCCCGGCGGCGGCAATCCCGAGGCCTTCCCCTACTTCTTTGGGTCCTCCCCCGCCTACATGAACACGGATCCTGACCCTCTCAACGACCGGGCGGGCGTCACGATCACCGCCTACCCGCCCATGTGCCAGGGGGACCGGGACAAAGGATCTCTAGGCGAGGTTACGAGTGATGTCCACGCGAGCGGCTACGTGCGGGTCGATGCCGTTTCGTTCGCCCCCAGATGGGTGGGGAACTGCGAGGAAGACAACGACGGGTACGGGTGGACGGGGCGTTTCCTGCGCTGCGCCCTGACCCTCGGAGAGGCGGTCGGCCAGCTGGAGGCTGACGAGTACCCGGACTATCAGTACTGGGGATCCAGGGTCCACCAGGCGGCCTACGTGGGCTCCACCCTGCTCCCGCTCCACCTCTTCCTCGAGACCGCGGCCGCCCGCTGGGCTCCCATCGGCTACCTGCCGACGGTGTTCTGGTGCGAGGCGGTCGGGCACGGCTACGCAAAGGGCCAGGTCTATCAGGTCGGCGGGCAGGACTACATGGTGTTTCCGAGATTCGCGGTGCGGAAGGACGCCTGATGACGGTCCTTCCGGGCGCCCTGAACCTGGACCCCGCGGGCGGGGCCGACCTGGCCGGCGCCACTCTTCCGCCCCCCACGGAAGAAGCCCTTCACCTGGTCGGGGATTGCATCGCAGGGGTGGGGGCCCTGGCGGATCCGCGGCCGGTGGCGTTCTCCGCCCTGGGAGTGGAGGCCCCATCCCATGGGCTCGCAGTGTTTGGTCGCATCCACGTGATCCCCCGCTTCGTGGACGTCGGCCAGGTGATCTCGGAGAAGGAACTCCTGATCGAGGTCTGGAACGCCTTTCGGTGGCGGGCCCGGGCCCTCACCGACATCACCGTCGAGGGGCCCCCTGGCATCTCGGTGATCGATCATCTCGGTATCCCCGCGGACTACCCAGCCACGGACTCCCAGATCTACACAGTCCGGGTTTCGGCTGAGGGTGGCCCGGTGATCGACAACCTCGTGACCTGGGTCTTCGCCACCATCGATCCCGAGGGGACGAACCTCACCATCGTAGGCTTTCGGCTGATCCCGTTGTCCTTCCAGCCCAACATGGAGAGCGCCATCGTCGAGCGGTTCGGCTTCTTGACCGACGTCCAGGAAGCCTTCGACGGGACCGAGCAGCGCCGGCGCCTGCGACGAGTCCCGGTGGGCTCCATCTCCTACTCGGTCCTGCTCCTTGAGCTCCGCGACGTCCAGATGGCCAACGCCATGCTCTACGGCAACCAGACCCGAGGCTTCGGGGTCCCCCGCTGGCAGTTCCAGCAGCCCCTCACCGCCGACGCCCTGATCGGCTCCTTCGAGGTCCTGGTGGACACCACCTACCTTCCCTTCGAGGTCGGGGGTCTCGTGTTCCTCTGGCAGTCAGCATACCAATGGGAGGCGCAGACCATAGCGGAGGTCCAGGCGGACCGCCTCGTCCTCACGACCGGCCTCCGGAACGAGTGGTCGGCCCAGAAGACGCGGGCGGTCCCGATGGTGGTGGGGCGCCTCTCCCAGGAGGAGACCATCCGCTGGCTGAACCTGATGGTGGGTGAGCAGGACCTGGTCTTCGACATCGACGGGTTCCGGCCATGACGTCGTACGAGGGTATCGACGTCCTCGAGCTGAACTACAACCGCGTCGGGGTCATCGAGGAGCGACTCCGCCGGAAATTCGTTCTTCTGGATGGCTCCACCGGCATCCGCCAGGCTGACGAGCAGTCGCCGGCGCCGGCGCCGGCGAGGCCGTTCACGTGGACCGCCTTCGGGCGGGCGGAGATGGCGGCGATGCGGGACTTCCTCGACGCGCGCGCGGGCCGCGCAGAGCCCTTCTGGTTCCCCTCCTACCAGTGGGACCTCCGCCTGGCCGCCGATCTGGACGTCACCGAGACGATCGCCACCATCCAGTGGGTCCGGTACGGGCAGCAGATGTTCGGATCGACCGGCGGTCGCCGCCATGTGGCGTTCTGGAACTTGGGGCTGGGGCAGATGGACTACTACCGGATCGTCGACTCGACGGACCCGGGAGATGAAATCGAGGAGTCCATCACCCTGGATCCGGGAGCCGTCCGGGACTACGGTGCGGCACAGACCGTCATCTCCTTCCTCAAGCTCTGCCGCCTGGACACCGATCTCACGGAGATCTCCTATCCCAGCACGGAGATCGCCCAGGCCACGATCATGGTCCGGGAGCTCCCCATGGAGGCCCCGGTATGACGTTCGCGGACCGCGAGACCAGCCGCCACGGCGCCGAACCAGTCGAGTGCTATCACTTCTCGGCTGGCGCGCAGACCTGGCGCTGGACCTCGGCCGACAGGGTGATCACACTCCCGATAGGCATCTTTGTTCCCCACCCCATCAGCAGGGACGAAAGCGAGTTCTCAAAGGAGGACACCGGCGAGACACCCCGCCTGAAAGTGCCGAGGGACAACGAGGTGGCGCAGCTGTTCGTCGGGGAGCAGCCCACTGCGTTGGTCCGGCTCTCCATGTACCGGGCCCACCGGGACGACGAGAGTCTCTACCTGCCCTGGTTCACCGGCCAGGTCAAGTACGCCCAGTTCGAGGAGTCGGAGGCCATTCTCGAGTGCGCGAGTTTCATGGCCACGCTCAACACGGACTTCCCGACCGTGTCCGTGCAGGCACCCTGCAACCGGATCTTCGGTTCGGCCGAGTGCGGGGTTGATCTGCCCAGCGTCCAGGACGCGGTGAACGTGACCACCGTGGACGGGGCAACCATCGTCTCCAACGACTTCGCCTTGCGGGCGGATCAGTGGTTCCGCGGGGGGCGCTTGCTCAAGCTCACCACCGGAGAAGTCCGCTTCATCAGCGACCACGTGGGGGACACGATCACCCTCCTGAGCCCCATGCCGGGGCTGGTCTCGGGAGACGACGTCCTCGCTGAGTGGGGATGCGACCACCTCGAAGACACGTGCAGGAACAAGTTCGCCAACATCGTGAACCACGATGGGCTTGCGCGGCTTCCTTCCCGGAATCCCTTCTCGCAGAGGATCGACTGATGTCCTTCCTGGTCACGGTCCTAATCTACATCGGGAGCACGATGCTCTACGAGGTGCTCCGGCCGCGCCCCAAGATCACACCCAACAGCCTTGGGGATTTCAGTTTCCCGACGATCGGCCAGGGGAGGCCGCTGCCGAAGCTCTGGGGCACCGCCAAAATCGAGGGCGGCGTCGTGGGTTGGTACGGCGATCTCTCCAGTCAGCCCATCTACGGCCCGGGGGGATTCTGGATCTTCTCTCCCCCGCCCGAGATCGGGGTTCGGTACTTCCTCGGCATCCAGCTGATCCTCTGCTCAGGGCAGCTCGACGAGGTCCTGGGGATCTACGTGGATGACCGCCTGGTCGAGCCCGACATGGTGACGGTGACCGCTCACCGGACGGAGTTCACGCTGAACCAACCCAGCTTTCTCGGGGGGGGGACCAAAGGGGGGGGCGTCGTCGGGGACTTCTTCGTGTACCACGGCACGCCCACGCAGCTGGCCGACGACTACTTCGAGGCGCAGATCGGGAAGGACCTCCCAGCCTGGCGCAATTGGGCCTATCTCATGGTCCGGGGGGCGCACGTCGTGGCGAACTCCTCGGTGGTGCCGCAGATCGCGGTGGTGGCGAGGTCTACACCCAACCAGCTGGGGCTCACGGGAGGAGCGGAGAACATCGACGGGGACGCCAACCCCGCCGCCATGATCTTCGACCTGTTGACGTCGGCCCAGGGGAAGAACGGCCTGGGGGGTGCGCCTGGCCTGATCGACACCGTCGCGCTCCGGGCCGCGGGGCAGACCCTCCAGACCGAGGGGATGGGGCTCTCCATGCTCGTGACGAGCCGCGCGACGGCCCGGGAGTTGCTCCTGGACATCTTCGCCCACATCGACGCCGTGGGGTACGTGGATCCCCGAAGCGGCCTGTTCAAGGTCGAGCTCGTCCGCCCGGGGTACGACCCGGGAACACTCCCCGCCCTGGACGAGTCGAACTGCACGGTACGGAGCTTCTCCCGGCCCGCCTGGTCCGAAACGCGCAACTGGCTCACGGCGACTTTCATCAGCCGCGAGGAGAACTTCAGCCGGGGCCAGGTGCAGCACATCGAACAGGCCTCCGTGCACGCCCAGGCGGGGCGCGTGTACCGCAAAGAGGCCAGTCTGGAGGGCTTCTCGAACGCCGCGAACGCCCAGCAGGCCTTGGGGCGACTTGCCCGGGCGCTCAGCTACCCCTTGGCCACCATGGAGATAGTCGCAGACCGCACCGCCTGGGACTTCCGTCCCGGGACCCCCTTTGTGCTCGACTGGCCACCCCTGGGGATCTCGGGGATGGTCTGCCGGGTCATGGAGATGCGGCCCGGCACCCTCACGGACGGGAAGATCGTGATCGACGCGGCCGAGGATGTCTTCGGGCTTGATCACACGGGCTACACCCCGCCCCCGGACACCGCCTGGGAGGATCCGGTGGGTGATGCGCCTGCCCTCACGGACTCCGCGACGACCGGCGCCCCCTACCCCGCCGTCGAAGGCCTGTCCACCGGCGAGGCGCGCGGCGTCGTGATGGCCTCCAGAGGCCTGGACACGGTCACCCTGGGATACGAGGTCCAAGCAAAGGTCGGGGGGAACTTCGGCCCCAGCACGGAGATCAACGTGTTCACGCCGTCGGGGCTGCTCGAGGCGGATATTGGCGAGGACGCCGTGCAGCTCGGGGTGCTCGACGGACCGGATACTGAGTTTATCGAGTCCGTCTCCCAGTCCGACTTCGCGCGGGGGGTCAACGTCGCTTGGATCCAGACGGCGGGGGGGGCCGACGAGTTCATTGCCTTCCAGACCGTGACCGTGGGGGTGGGGAAGATCACGTTGTCGGGGCTGGCCCGCGGCTGCATCGACACGGTCCCCAGAGCCTTCGCGGCCGGGACGCGGGTCTGGTTCATCTCCTACGGGTCAGGGGGGCCGATCGGGGTGGAGACCCCCTCACCGCCGGCGATCGCCGCCACGGCCGAGGTGCGATTCATGCCCTTCAACAATCAGTACTCGGCGGATTCTGGGCTCTCCGCCGTGAAGTCGTTCACATCGACTCGCCCGGAACGATCTGAGCTCCCCTATCCGGCCACCCAGGTGAAGTTCAACACCCTGAATTATCCCGACGAGATCTCGGGCGAGCTCACGGTCTCTTGGGAGCACCGGAACCGCCTGGACACCTGGTCCTACGCGGCTTCCGGCTACACCAACCTGCCGGAGGACGGGGTCACGTACACGGTGAAGGTCTGGGGGGAACTGGGGACGCTCGTGCACACGGAGACGGGGATCACGAGCAACACCTGGACCTACGATGAGGCCACGGAGATCGCTGAGTCGGGGCTGGGGCGGCTGAACGACCACCTGGAGGTGGAGGTGATCACGATTCGCGGCGTCGACCAGGGGCGCTTCTCCGTGGTCTGGGAGTTCGACCGGGTGTAGAGGGCTTGCAACGGTGGGCCTGCTGTTTCAAGATAGGTGTGGGGGTTGCGCTTGCAAGGGGTGAGATGTGGCCTTCCGACGTGATGAGCCGCGCTGGCGTACGCGCTTCGGTAGCTGGGTCGGTCAGGTTACCGTCCAGGCCATCGTGGCACAGCTCGGTGAGGCCGAGGCCACGCGGGTCACGCCGAACGCCGTCTACCAGTGGCTCGCGGGACACTCCCCCAGCCCCACCCGCGCCGGCGCCCTCGTGCGCCTCTCCCGAGGCCAGCTCACATACGAGGCCATCTATGCGCACAGGAGCGAGATGCGGGCGCTCGTGAAGACGAGCTGATGCCGACGAAGATCTCCGTTACGGTGGACACCAGTCAGCTCCTCCTCAAGCTGAGGAAGGGGGAAAAGCGCCTCGCCTTCTCCACCGCCAACGCCGTGAACCAGACCGCGATCCGCATCCAGGCCGCGCACCGCGAGGCGATCCAGAGGGAGTTCACTGTCCGCAAGAAGGACTTCATCCTGCGGCAGGTAGCCATCATCAAGCCGTTCGCCAACGCCAAGCAGAACCGGCCGTATGCGGAGATCTCGGTCGGCCAGCGTCCCCGGCTCCTGCTCTCCGTGTTCGAGGCGGGCGGCGAGAAGGAGCCGGTCAAGGGCCGGCGAGTGGCTGTGCCGATCACCGGATCGCCGGCGCGCCCCACGTTCCGCCAGAGTGTGCCGAGAGAGTTTCAGTTTACGAGGCTGCGGTTCAAGAAGAGCCGACCCCGGGGGACCACCAGAAGCGGTCGACCGCGGCGTCAGCGTTCAACTGGCGGCGTCCTATACGGTGAGGACGGCACCTATCTACTGCCCAAGGTGGGGGTCTTCCAGAGGACGGATAAGGGGTCCGAGTTGCTGTATGCCTTCGAGGAGTCTCCCGAACTCAAGGCGCGACTGAACTTCGTGCAGCGCTCGCGGCGAGTCGCGCGCCGTTGGTTTGGCGAGGAACTGCAGAGACAGACGATCGACGCTCTCCGCCACGCTGGGTTCAGGTGAGGCGCGATTGTGCGTCCTGCCCGCTTGCACGCGGTCTGATGGGTCGCCGGGGGGGCGGTCGGGGCGCGGGTCCTTCCTGGGCGAGAGACGAGGGTGACGGCGACGTCCGCGTACACGCAGTCGCAGGGTCCGGGAACAAGGCACCGTATACCAGAGCGTCCTAGGGTGGCCCTGATGTCCGCCCGGGCGTACGCCCGGCACCGTGGAATCCATCACTCTTCGGTTCTGCGGGCGATCCAGCAGGGCCGAATCACCCGACGGGGTGACGGGAAGATCGACGCCAAGAAGGCCGATCGACAGTGGGAGGCCTCGACCGACCAGTCGAAGCCCCTCAACTCGGTCACCGGCAAGCCGAAGCACCGGAAGAAGAACGGCATGTCGGCCCCCGTGGAGATGGCCGGGGCGCCTGAGCCCTCCGGAAACGGCATGAGCCAGACGGCCCGGACCTACGCCGATGCCCGCGCCCGCCGCGAGGAATTCAAGGCGAAACAGGCCGAGCTCGAGTACGCCCGGGCCGTGGGGCGGTTCCGGGACGTGGACGAGGTCAAGGCGGCCGCCTACCGTGCGGGCCGGCAGTCCCGCGACCGCCTCCTCGCCGCGCCGGCGCGGCTGGCCCCCCAAGTCGCCGCGGTGACCAACGTCCGGAAATGCCGCTTGATTCTCGACGAGGCCATGCGGGAACTGTGCGCCGAGATTGAACGGCTCATGGAGGAGACGTGAGGCTTACCACCGCCGAGGAGGTCTTCCGAGAGGCGTATGCCGCCGGCTGGAGCCCGCCTCCTCTGTTCACGGTGAGCGAGTGGGCCGAGGCACACATCGTCCTGCCCCCGGAGGTGAGCAACGAGCCCGGGCCATGGAGGACTGCGAGGGTGCCCTACCTCCGGGAGCCCATGGACCGTCTCTCAGAGAGCGACCCGAGCCAGAAACTGGTCCTCATGTTCGCGGCCCAGACCGCGAAGACGTCGCTGATCAACAACGCGATCGGCTACGCCATCGACCACGCCCCCGGGCCCATGCTCTTCGTGATGCCCACCTCGGACATGGCCAGGGGGGAATCGAAGCAGCGCCTGGCCCCGCTGATCGAGGCCAGCGCTGCGCTCCGGGCGAAGGTCCTCCCTCCCCGCTCGCGGGATTCTGGCAACACGATCCTGATGAAGGAGTTCCCGGGCGGCTTCCTCCTCATGGCCGGGGCGAACTCCCCCACCGGTCTCCGCCGGATGCCCGCCCGCTACGTCTTCCTTGACGAGGTTGACGGCTATCCCGGGGACGTCGGCGGGGCGGAACGCGGCGAGGGGGATCCGGTGTCGCTGGCCGAGAAACGAGCCACCACCTTCAGCCGCAGGAAGATCGTCCTCACCTCCACGCCCTCCGTGAAGGGGATCTCTCGCATCGAGGATGAGTTCCTGGCCACGGACCAAAGGCGCTACTACGTTCCGTGCCCCCACTGCGGGAACATGGACTGGATCCGGTGGGAGAACATCCGCTGGCCGAAGGCGGACCCCGCCGCGGCCGAGCTCGCCTGCCTGGCCTGCGCCAAGCTCATCCCCGAGCACCACAAGCAGGAGATGCTCGCCGCTGGCGAGTGGCGCCCGACTGTTGAGGAGCCCGCCTCCGAGACCCTGGGCTACCACCTCTCCGCCCTCTATTCCCCCCTGGGCTGGAAGTCCTGGGCGGAGTGCGTGAGCGAATTCCTGGCCGCCACGTCCAACCCTCTCAAGCTCAAGGTCTGGGTGAACACGGTCCTGGCCGAGACCTTCGAGGAGCGGGGGGACTCCGTCGACCCGACGCAGCTGGCAAACCGCCTCGAGACCTACGAGGCGGATGTGCCGGCGGGGGTAGGGGTGCTGGTCTGCGCGGTCGACGTCCAGGGGGACCGCCTCGAGGCCCAGGTCGTGGGGTTCGGCGCCGGCGAGGAGTCCTGGCTGATCGCCTTCACCCAGATCCACGGCGATCCCTCCAGGGAGCCCAGCGGGGAACTCCCCGGGGTGTGGTTCGAGCTGCACGAGTTCCTCCTCCAGGAGTTCGTCCACCAGTCCGGGCGGAAGATGCGGATCGAGTGCACCACCGTCGACTCCGGTGGCCATCACACCGAGGAGGTCTACCGGTTCTGCCGGCCCCGGCTAAACCGCCGGGTGTTCGCCGTGAAGGGCGGCTCGGAGCGGGGGAAGCCCGTGCTCCCGGCGCGCCCGAGCGACCGGAATCAGTACCGCGCAAAGCTCTGGACCCTCTGCGTGGACACGGCGAAGGAGATCGTCTTTTCGAGACTCCGGATCGGGACCCGGGGCCCGGGGTACGTCCACTTCCCCGACTGGACCGACGAGGAGTACCTCGCCCAACTGACCGCCGAGAAGGCGGTCCGGCGGTGGGTGAAGGGTCGGGGGACCGTTCGCGAGTGGATCAAGCTCCGGGAGCGGAACGAGGCACTCGACCTCTGGGTCTACACCGTCGCCGCGCTCCTGATCCTGGGGCCCGGGCTGATCCGGTCCCTCCCGGAGCGGGCATCCGCCTTCGCGCGCCCCCTCGAGGAGGATGAATCCGCCGAGGCCGACCCTACTCCCCGGGCGCGTCGCCGGCGGAAAAACTGGGTGGCTGGCTGGAGGTAGTCCGGTCGCCGGCGGTCGGAGGCCTCCACCGGCGGACGGTGGCCGCAAACGGTGGCCGCAAGCTGGTGCAATTCCTTCGTTTATAGCCAATGTAAAAAAGCGCCCCCCCCGTCGATTCCTCTTGCATCCAGCTATACATGCTGTATACTCCTTTATGTCGGCGATGGGGCCGACACCACCCGCGCCTCGGGGACACAGAGGCAGGAGACACGAGATGACGACGACCCAGAAGATCGGACGCCGGTACTACTTGCGGGGCCTGCCCTTCGCGGCGAAGGATGAGGCCAAGAGACGCGGCGCCAAGTGGGACCCGCAGGAGCGGGCATGGTGGAGCGGCAAAGAGGACGTGGCGCAGGCCATCGTGGACGCGGCGCAGACCGCGCAGACGGCGGCTCGCACAGCCGAGCGCGAGTCCGGGATCAGCCTGGAGGCCCAGGTCGTCCGCGGCCGTGCCACGTACAAGGGAAAGACGTATTATGTCCTTTATGAGGGGCCGACGAAGCAGGGTAAACCTTGCGCCAAGCTCGTGAGCCGAGACGGCTCGCTCGTGTTCTGGGCCGCCGATATGGCCCAGTTCCGCCTCCTGAAGACTTACCGCGCGCCCACCTCCATAGCGGCTCTCCGCGCCTACGCCGAGCGCCGCAAGGCCGAGGACGCTGGTGAGATCGAGTGCTCGCTGTGCGAGCGCTACTGCACCTGCGGGACCGGTCGATTCTGCACCCATCACCACGACGGGTGTGACCGCTGCGGCGAGGAGCGCTGACATGAGCGTGCTCGACAGGATCTCACCATACGAGGCCCACCTGCCGCCATCGGAGCGGACCTGGGCGCGCGTGGTCAGGGTAGGCGGGTGGGATGTGCTGGAGCTCCGGGACCCCAATAGCGGTCAGGGTTCCGACCCCTCCAGCAAGCCCAGGCACCAGTACGCGGTGTCGATGGGCGTGCTGTACGCCCGGCGGCTGCCACCGGCGCCGCTATCCGTCACCGACGACGAGATGCCGTGGGTGGACGATCCGCTGGCGGCGCG